TGGTCCCGAACGAGTCGTGGATCATGGCGAAGTTGTCGATGCCTGCCTGCTTGGCCCTCGTCACGGTCAGCATCATGTGTGCTGCATCGCAGGAGTGGACAAAGTTGGGGGCGATCCCTGAGGACTGCTTGCGGCGGTCCAGATTGTCCTTGTCTTGGTACATGGTCAGGTACACCAGCTTCCCGTTGATCGCGGTCTTGACCTTGCGCTTCTCCAGATCGGCATAGGCCTGCATCACGGGGAAGCCCACGGCGGTAGACCAGCGGACAGGGAGTTCCTCAGATGCTGCCAGAGAGGCGGCACCTTGGAGCCACTTCATGGCCTCGCCAGCTTTCACCAGCACCTTGTTCACGGAGACCCAGATCGCCTTGGCCATGTACTGAGCAGCCTGGTAGCCGTCACCCTGGAAGGGGAAGGGCTTGTTGGACTGCTTGGCGGGACGCAGGATGTCCTCCATGAGCTGCTCCTTGAAGCCGTACTCCTTGGACCCGTAGGCCAGCGTCATGACGGATCGCTTGGTCACCTTGCGGGTGATCCCAAACTCCTTCCACTGGGCAGCGATGGCCTTGGTCCCCTGCTTGACGTAGGCAACCCCGGCTTCGGTGTGCTTCAGCTCGTCCTCGGTGCCGTGCAGAATATCGTGCTCAACTTGTTCCATAACCTTGTTGGCCACGAGCTGGTAGACATCTGCTGGAAGCTCCCTGGGGACGAGGTTGACTGCAGATCCTCCGACTTCATCGCGTAGCATTGCCGAGAAGTGCTGGATGCCAGAGCATGAACCGTCCATAGCCACGGGCAGCTTCGATACGAACGACTCACCATGCTCGGTGAAACCGGCCCACTCGAAGCAAAAGGCAAGGAACTGCCAGGGCTTGTCAATCTCCACATCTCCCACAGAAGAACACCACCCTCGGTTGTTGTAAGGGTCTGATGCGATAGCGATAATTTCATCTTCATTGTCTTGTACCCAATTGACACGGTCTTCAAAGCTGGCCTTGTCGTAGCCTGCAACGTTGGCACCGTGGATTGCCAACCATTTCCAACCCTCAGACCCCAACGGTTTCCCATTGGCGAACCGCAGGAGCGCCTTCTGAAAGTCTGCCCCCTGTGGATTCAGGTGGGGGATCGCGTAGATCCGACCACGGAAGTCCAACTGGTAGGGCATGTGGATCTTGCGGAACTTCTCGTAGCGACGAGCGATTCCCAGAGCCATGTTGAAGCCGATCCTCTGGCCCAGCAGGGAGAGGTTCTGAACGTGGATCTTTGCCGCCTTGATGCGGTACTCACGCTTGGCTTCCTCATTCGAGTCGATGTCGTGAGGCTTGGTGGGCAATGGGAGACCCTCACGAGGAGGCAACCCTGCGATCTCAGACCCTGTGGCCCACAGTTCCTCCATGACCTCCAGCACCTGGCTGTTGATCTGCCATGCGGTCCTCTGCAGGGCGTTCACGGCCTCGTAGACGATGGGCATGTCGGTGTTCTTCAGCTCGTCTAGGTAGGCCTTGTTTTTGGTCTTGACCATTTTCAAGGGCTTGATGTTGGAGCTGATGTACCCCCCGTTGAAGGGCGTGGTCCAATCACGGGGGATCACGACCATGGGTTCATAGACGGGGCGCAGGAACTGGGTGACCTCGTTCTTTTTCTCGATCCAGTCGAGGGTCTCGGGCAGGGCCTTCACGTACTTGATCGATTGATCTTTATCAACCTTCTGGTGGGTTAGCTCGACCAGACCCACGGACTGGATGCACAGGTCGAGGAGCTTGATGCCCACATGGAGGCGGTCAGTCCGGGCCCACCGCTTCCAGCCATCCTCGAGACGATCTGCCTGACGCACGGCGTACATGTGGCGGTAGTGACCTGAGGTGCGCTTCTTGGCACCGATGACCAGCTTCTCGTAGGCCTTGCGCTCGGTCTCCCGGATCAGGCTGAACCGCAGCTCGTCCTCCACAGCCGACCCTATGGCCACTCCGACGAACTGGAGGGTCCTGAGGCTGGAGATGCCCGACAGGACGCTCTTGAGGGTCAGGAAGGCCAGCAAACGGCTGTCTACGTCCTTGACCTTGGGGTAGGTCGCAGAGCGCACCCCAGCGGAACCCTTGGAGGTGACCTGCTTCCACTCGTCGATGGCCTTGGAGAGGGTCTCCAGGCGGTGGGACAGGATGGTTGTCCCGTATGCGGTGGACTCCTCACGGCCAGCAGAGATGGCCTTGGAGACATCCCGGAGGTACTTCTCAGCGCCTCGTTGGGTCATCCCCTCCTCCAGTTGAATCTGGAGTGACATCAAGTCTTCTTCAAGGTTAAAGTTTTGCATTTCTAATGGTTCCTGTTGTGGTGGTAACTATAGGTGAGTATACATGAGTATAACCTAGAGAAGATATCTTTGAGGATTATCTCAGAGTCTATCTCTAGATCTCTCTTGTCTATCCAATTGTGCAACCATAGACGTTCCCTCTCTGTTCGAAAGGGTTGTCTAGTGGCAAGGAGTTGTCCCAGCTGTGACACAAAAGTTGTCACAAGATTTCCCTAGTGCAAGGGTTGTCTATGAACAATTGATTCCATATGGAAACTATAGGGGTCAAACGAAAGAGAACCCCTTGGTTTACAAGGAGTTCTCTTCAGTTTCCCTTAGGGATGATTGGTGCGGTCGAGAGGACTCGAACCTCCACAACGGTTAAGTTACTAGCACCTCAAGCTGTACTTACCGTGTATTTCCAATCACTTAGGTTGTCACAACGTCCCTAAAAGGAGTCCAAATGTCACAGCTCAATGGCCTGTGACAACTCAGTTTCAACAGTTCACAGCCCTCAAGAGAGGAACTGTGGATACTTGCTCAAGGGCTTCACGTCCGATGGCCAGGCTGTCAGGTGCAAGGTGGGCATACCGTAGCGTGGTGGCGATGTTGGAGTGACCCATCCACTGCTGAACCACGGCCAGGTTGACACCCCTCTGGACCATCCGAGATGCACACGTATGGCGCAGCATGTGGATGACGAACTGGGTGTCATCGTCCATCCCTAGGTGGGACTTCAGGGACAGCCAACGTGCCCTCAGGGTGTGGAACTGGAAGTCGAAGAGCTTCCTGTTGACAGACCTGCGGGTGAGGATCTCGGACACCCTACGGGTAGCCGGGACAGCCCTCGCCTTGTCGCTCTTGGTGGACCCAGCGTGGAGCTGGACCATCCCGTTGACGAAGTCGTTGGACACGAGGCCCAGCAGCTCCGACCTACGGAAGCCAGTGTCGATGGCCACCACGATGAAGTCCCTCAGATCGTCCAGACCCAACTGGGTGCAGGCGTTCAGGACCCTCAGCTCCTCCTGCTCGGCCATCCACCGGATGCGGTGCTTGCCAGGCTTCCTGCGGGGCAGCTTGGGGACAGCATTGATCCACCCCTGCTCCGCTGCGGTGTTCAGCATCTTGGAGATGTGAGACACCTTGCGGTTGACCGTAGAGCCTGAGTTGCCCTCATCCTCCCATTCTTCGATGGCCTCAAGGACCATTGCGGGAGTGATATCGGTCAGCAGTGTCTGACTCGGGATCGTCCGAAAGACACAGTTGATGGTCACCTCGTGGCAACCCTTGCCCTTGTCACCTTTCCAGTAGAGCCTCCAGGTGAGGTCGTGGGCATCCTTGAGTGTGTAGCCCTTAACTACATCAATTGGGGGGCTTGTAGAGGCTTCTAGAGGGCTTCCTGAGGCCTTCAGGCGGGTCAATGCCTGCAGTTCTGCCAGTTCAGCTTCCTGTTTGGTCTTGAAGGACTGTCGGTAGCGGTTTCCCTTACTTCCGACTGACACCATGAAGGCATCACCCCTTTGGTAGATGGGCATTCAGTTCTCCTATCAGTTTCATGAGTGCGGATTTACCCTTACCTGTCAGGCGAATTATCTTTTTTCGCCTTTCCATAGGGTCCTCGAAGGATTCTACTAGAAGTAGCCCCTCCTGCCTGTGCCTGTTCTGTTTGCCTAGTGCGGAAACATAACGAGACGCAGTTGCTAGACCTATGCCTGCTTTCTTGGCCAGGTCTGTAAGTGATGTCCCCTCCCCTGCTTCCGCAATGAGGAGTAGTACATGTAGTTGCTGCAAGGGCATCTCCGGTTCTATTTGGGAGATCCCTTGAATTAGCTGAATTGCATCCTTCAGGGGCACAACCATCTCTCATTCCTTAGGGGTTTAGACCGCAGGATCATGATTCAGGTGCGACTCTGTGTCAATGACTGTTTCCACTTGGTAAGTGTGGAAACCCGCAGTATGCCTAATTGACAATCGTTGCCATGGCTCCACTTTTGTCTGGTGGCAACATTTTCACGGAGGAAAGCGTGAGACTACCAGATGCGTTCATTGAGACTGTCAAGAAGGCAGGCGTGAAGGTCTATTTCGCCAGTCGAAATACCACAAAGGTTTGGAACTCAGCCCGTATAAGCGAGGAACCTCTGAGGTATGGCGGCTGGTACTGGATGAGAACCCAGAGGGGAAGGGTCACGGACTTCGACGAGGACGGACCATTCAGATCCGAATCAGCGGCAATCCGTGACGCCTTCATGAAGCTGCAGCTCAGGTTACCGTAGAAGACTGAGGGTTATCCCCCGGCCCCTCTTTCACCAACCTGACCAGCTTCTTGTCCTCCATGTCCCTGATGAACAGGGTGAGGTTGGCCATGACATTCATGGCGATGGACTCTGCAGCGTGGTCCATGTGGCCATTGGCCTGCCACACGAACTTCGTTTTGAGACCTGCTGGCGTGTCCTCGATGAAGAGTGCTGTTTTCATGTGTTCTTCTCCTTGAGTTTTCTTTGCACTTCCCCAATTAAAGCGGCATACTCTAAATCGTATCTACTCATTATTAGTATTTCTTCATCCGTCAGCCCAACCCATGTGCGCTGTGTTGGGACATCAAACTTGTTGCGTGGGTCAAAGCCGCCATCAGAAACGATGTCGCTGTACTGTGCTGGCTGCTCTGCCATATCCTTGATATCGATTTCTGAGATCATTTGATGTTCATCCATAAACCGACCTGGGCGAAGGCATAGCCTGTCCAGATCATACCGTTTGAGAGTTCGCCTTTGGACCACTGCAAGACACCCACGATCAGGTATCCGATGCCTGTGGCTCCTACGATGAGGTGTTCTGTGGTCATGGGGCCTCCCAACCAAAGGGGACTGGATTGGGGCCGTCAAAGAACCGCACATAAATCGGAGGAGATGGCTGAAGGGCCTTAATCCAATACAAGCGTTGGAAGTATGGCTCCAAGGTCTTCTGGTGCGCCTCTTGGAGTATCCGTATCTGCAGCATGATGTAATCTTCTTCAGTCACAGCAGTGCCTCCTCAAGTTGCTCTCGCTTCTCCTGCTCCAGCTTCTTGATGAGATCGGTCATGTCTTTGCGCCCTAAGCGAGTGAAGGGCCAGGTGGGCCAAGACCCACGGACAACCTCTTGGGCTGTCAACTTGTCATTTTCGGTCATGTTGAATCTCCAATGGTACAAACACAGAGACCCCACCGAATGGCAGGGTGCGCCCTATGCTTGTACTCTTGGGGATTGTTAAAGATCAGCGGGGCACAGGTGCGATGACCTGGGCTGTGCGTGAGTATAGCACACACCAAAAGGCCCTATGCTAAGGCCTTTCAGTTTGTGGGGTCATTGACCCTGCTTCCACAGTGAATAGTCGTCCGTGTAGTCAAGCCACGGGTCGCGGTTTTGGGGCTTTTGGACGGGCTGGGTGCGCCCTATGCAAGGCGGACTCCCTGCGTGGGCCTCTCGGGCGCTCTCGCGGGTGCCTGCAGGTGCGTGGGCGCATACCTGTGCGCGTGAGGGCGCGAGGGCAGACCCACCCGTGAGGGCCTGTGGACAACCCTCGCATGGGGCCTGTGGACAACTCTCGGGTTTCCGGGCCTGTGGGCCTGTCCTGAGCTTGCCACCATGGGCCTGTGCGAAGGCCTGGAGCTGGGCCAGGAGATCGGCGCTCACGGGTTCACCTCGCGGCGCATGCTGGAGGCCAGAGCTGCAGCGTACAGCCTCGCGTCAGACCAGGCAAAATCGAAGGTGTGATCGAAGGTCCGCACGTCGTGCCACCCTCCAGAGACATCAGACCACCGCTGCACCACCAGGTCGTGATCAGGCCCTGGGCCATGATAGGAGATCCTCACAGAGTCTCCAAAATAGGTTGGAGGGTGTGCCCTGGTGCTCATACAGCCTCCAGGTGGATGCGGTCTGCTGCGACCAGGTTCTGGTGGAGGGCACGGGTCACCCGGCCATCAGACCACCGCACAGCCACCAGCACCAGGCCACCGCTTGAGGCCACCTCCAGGACCTCACCGCGAGATCTGGCCAGCTCATGGGCCTGGGTGGACTTGAGGAATTTTGAGGAGAAGGCCACGGTCTGGCCTGCGTTGAATAATCGCATGATAGAAGCTCCAGGTGTGCCCCAGGACTGAGGGCGCAAGGTGTCCACAGTTGCCCTCTGGTGTGACCCAGATGGGCAACCATTGCCACTTGGCAAGTGATCAGGCACGAGCGATGGCGATGGCCTTCTTTTTGCTGACACCGTGGGCACGGAAGGCGACAATCACCTTGCGGTCGATTTTCTGACAGAGGCCGCACTCCACGCAGTTCTTGGCCTTGCCCGTTTGCTCTGGGCAGACCACCACCTTGCGACCTGCAGGTGTCGTGCTGTGCTCTGGGTGATCCTCAGGCACCACAGAGACCACAGGGCCGATCTGGAGAGCTGCGAGGGTGTCAGCATGGGCCAGGGTGTTGCCTGAGAGGTTCACAGTGAAGCCCTGCAGGTTGGCCAGCAACACGCTGTCTGCGTTTTCCTGCCTGGTGACATCGTGGTGAGTGTAGGTGAAGCCTCGTTTACCCTGGTTTGCGTTGACCAGGTCCATCAGTGCGGCGTGGTCGATCACCTGGCCATCAGCGGAGGGCAGATCACCCGCTTGATTGTGCCTCCAGAGCTGGCCATCAGGCAGGGCCTCGATCTGGCCACAGAATTCACCCCAGGGCAGACCTGCCTCACCTCTGGAGACCTTGCCCCAGAACAGGGCCAGAGGGCCGCCATCAGCGTAGCATCCATTTTTCTTGAATGGGCAGGACTGAGGGCAGGTCTTGGCCTCTGTGGTGCTCACAGGGATCGGGCCGACTTTTTCATTACGTGACTTGAGGGTGAGGTGTGCGGTGTAGGGCATGATAGAAGCTCCAGGGTGAATAGTTGCGTGTTGGAAATGATTGTCAGATGGCAAGCGATGGATCAAGCAAAAAGTGCATCGCACCAGTGCAGGAGACCCGCAGCGAAGGTGAGACCCAGGACAATGGCCAGGGCCAGATCTGCGAGGCGCTCTGTGAATGAGGGCTTGCGGTCGGTAAAGATGTTGCGGTCGAATTGCATGGTGTGATCTCCAGGTGAATCAGCGGGTAACAGAGGCCACAAAGCGACCTGTGCGGGTTTGAATTGTAGTGGTGCCCCAGCCCTGCCCGTAGCACTTAGCCCAGGCCAGAGCCTCACGTGTGCTCCAGGCTTTGTGTTTGAAGGTGTCGCCATCGCTGTCGCGGGTGGTGACAGTGTAGGGCTTGATCGCGTTAAGTACCTTGCGGGTGATAGTGTAGCTCATGAGGTGATCTCCAGGTTTGCACTGTGCGGTGTGCTGTGCATGAGCTGAATTTTATCGAGAAAAACAGGCAAAAACCGACCGATGAAAAAAAAGTTATTAGGACAAACCCTTAGATCAGAAAAAAAAGCCCCAGGCACTGGTGGAGTGCTTGAGGCTTGAGGGTGTCACCTGGTGGTGAGCTTGAGGTGATCTGAGGGCAGATCTGTGGAGGTCCTGAGGTGTCACCTGGTGGTGAGCTTGAGGTGATCTGGTGGTGGTCTGGTGGTGAGCTTGAGGTGAGCTTGAGGTGAGCTTGAGGTGTGACCTGAGGATGTCTCAAAGTACTGTATAAAAACACAGTAAAAACGAACTGATGCAAACGCACCAACACAGTGCATAACCTGTGGATAAGTCCTGTGGATAACCTTGGGACAACCTCGCACACCCGCAGGATGTCACGCGCATGGTGCCAACTAGCTTTCTGAGCTAGTGAAACTCCAATGAAATCAACAACTTACAGCCCCTTGGGACACCTCGCGTGTCAACGTGGGCGGTATCGGGCAGGCAATACCGCGCCCGTCAACGTGCGTGGATCGCCCGGGCGCACACGGTAGGGGCCGAGGGGGACTCAGCCGCTCGACAATATGCGGTATAGGTCACATATTTTTCTACCAAATTATTCTGGACCCCTCAAGACACCTCAAAGAGATTACTCTTGGCAATGTTCTCGTCTGGCGGAAGAAGCTGTAGGTTGAACTCGTTGTGTAACCCACAGACCAACCCATGGTTCAACGGAACGATGTGATCCACATGCATCCCCATCTCACGAGCCTTCAGATAAATCTCTAGGATCTTCTCTCGGTTAGCCCAAGGAGGCATGGCCTGTCGTTGTGTACGGTCTCTAAGGATCTTCTGAGAGCGTCTAACAGCCCTCCCCTTAGGAGTCTTGCGGAAATCCTTGAGATAGCCTTTACGAGCAACCCTGTGACACTCTAGGCAGTCATACTTCTTGACTCTCTTTACTGTGGTACCACAATGTTTACACTCATTACCGTAATAAATATCCATACCTAGAGACAAAGCCTCTGGTCTATCCTTTGGTATATCCATAAGTTATCTTAGAATTGTATACTATAGAGGGTATCCTAGCGGATATAGGCTACCTGTTCCCTCTCTCTATTCTATTTACAGATACTGGGAGCTTACAATTTGCTTACAGCATCTATAATTAGAATAGAGAGTGGGTTGGTGCCCATATCGCCAGGTCCCCCTAAGGAGCATCCTGAGCACGACATGAGGACCTGCCAGCTAAAGCCGGTACCTCAAGTAGCTATTCGCACTCAAGATATTCCCTCAGAAAGTAACCTTTCCAATTGGGCAACCATAGATCTCCTCAGGATCTAGACATCCATGAGGTTGCCTTAGGTTTCATCCCTAGGACACTCCCCATGAACTTCTTCAGTTCCTTATCTATGGCTGTCCCACGGATATCTGAGGCTGCTCTGTCGTTGTCTCTGGCCATGGTCTCGGTCCAGTAGTTCACAGCAATAGCCAAGGCATCCAACCTATCGTCATGAACCAAGGCTCCCCTGTCTCTGGTGATACGGGTGAGTTGGTAGAACAGGGAGTACTTGACATCCTTAGCTGTGTCGAAGTCCTTCTGGATCACCCTCTGGTCCACTATGAGTCTATGTGTGGACATCACAGGTTCAAGGGTGTCGATGATACGGGCTTCCTTCTGGGTGGAGTGCTTTACCTCCTCCACAGTGCAGGGGTAGATCCTCTGAAGGACAGGCTTGAGGAGCTGGGTGAACATACCATCACCGAAGTTAGCCTCGATGACGATGTACTTGACCTGATTCCTCTTGGCTGCATAGGCCAGAGCTTCGAGTGTCTCCAGCTCATAGCCTCCGGTGATCCCTCCAGCTTCTGTGAGAAACAGGTTACCAGCCAGAGCCTTGACCACGGCATAGCCTGTCTCGTCCTTACCACGACCAGAGGGGTCGATGGACATGACAGACCCGGTGTACTCAGACATATCGTCAGAGTGCCACATGGGTCGGTAGTACCTGTCCCCTGTGAGAGCCACATTGGGGATGTCATTGATGCACAGTTCTGGTGCAGCAGCCCATGCCAACTTCAGGTGCCCCATGGTAGGACCCAGATTCTGGATGATCAGGTCTGAGACCTTCAGAGGGTATCGATCGGCATCACTCAGAGACGTGTCGAGCTGGAACTGGAGGGCAAAGCCTGCCTTACCGTAGGAAGCTCTCCGCTCCAGCAGGTCTGCCTCGTCGAATCGCTTGGAGTCCGTAGGCATCCCAGCGTTATCTGCAGAAGCCTCCAGTGCCTTGGTGATCATCGGGGCCAGTTTGCCCTGGTACTTGATCACTTGCTGCAACTCTGGGTACAGGGCTGGCCAGATACGGACCTCATAGCCACGCTCTGGGAGCTGGTTGTACAGGGACATCTCTGTCTGAGGGGTACCGAGGTACAGGATACGGCCACCAGGCTTCAAGATCGCATCGAATTCCTTGACAGCCTCCGAGAGTTTATCCCGCATCATCTGGGTGGAGGAGTTGTTGGGTACCTCCACGTCATCAGCAATCAGGATGTCTGCACGGGAACCCGTGATCTGCCCAGTGATACCCACGGATTTCACCGAGGGACTGTGGTCTGGGGTAGCTGGTCCCACATCAAAGGCGATCACAGAGTCCCGCTGGCCATCCTGAGGCTTCAGGTGTTGCAGCATGGGGATCTCGTTGATCAACCTCTTGACGAATGTGGAGAAGGCATCAGCTCGTTCCTTGGAGGCAGACACCACCAGGATCTTCAACTGGGGGTTGTTCAGGATCAACCAGCAGACAAACGCTGAGGTGATCCAAGACTTGCCTACCCCTCGAAAGGCCTCGATGACGGATCGTCTAGGTCCGTTCTGTAGGTAATGGGCAATGTCGTATTGAACCGGAGTAGGCTCTGGGAGACCAAGGTGTTTCCACACGAGGAACATGAATACCCTGAAGTCTGCCAGGGCTGGATGTTTGGATGGGGTCATAGATTGATTTTAAGGGGGCTAGAAGACGTTTTCCAAGGTTACCTAGGGGGTAGGTAGGGTAACCTCAGAAAAAGCCTTGTGGGCTTATTTAATTAGGTGCCTGCGGAGGTCATCAAGTCCACCAATGTGGGTATCCTCCCAGAATACTTGGGGGACTGTCTTGAATCCCTTCGAGAGGAAGTCTGCCAACTCTCCTTTTGGGAGAGCCATGACATCGACATAGGTAAATTCAACCCCTGTAGAACCAATGAGGTCTTTAGCGGCCATGCAGGGGGCGCAGCCAGATCTGCCGTAGATTGTGTACATTAGGATGATTTACGGATGGGGACGATGTTGTCGTCCTCGAAGATGGGGAGATCGGCAAGGTCAGCCAGAGGGGAACCCTGAGCAGCCACAGCCTCAATCTTGTTGTCCTTCAGAAACTGTCGGGCAACGTTGAGGATAGCTGCAGGGGGCATGGAGATCCCCGTCTCAGGATCAGTGAAGTCCTGAGACAGGGCATCTTTCAATACCTCTGCCAGCTTACCGTGAAGGCTACCAAGAGCCTTCTCGTCAGCTTTGTTCATGGTCATAGGAATAGTTTGAGAGCTTTGTCGATTCCAACAGACTGAGAGACAACGACAGCCACGGCACCCATGGCCAAGTACTTGATCTGAGCGAGTGTCTTCTCGATACCTGCAAGAGACTTACGGAGATCCGCAGAGATGTCTTGAAGTTTCTTCAGTTCCTCTGCGTGGTCATCCACCTTCAGCTCCAGCTTAATGATGCGGTGTTCTAGTTCCATTGGTTACTCGTAAAGAATGTTGACGGAGCCAGCGTCGAAGGTGTCTGTGCCGCCTGCGGTGATGCGGATGCGATCTAGCGTTCCTGTCAGCGCCTTGGTTCCAGCAAACCCACGAAAGCCGACCACAGAAAAGCCACCCAGCATTTGACACGCCCAAGTATTTGTGGACGCATCAATTAACGTCAGCGTGTAGATGTGGTAGCGGACAGTCGTGGAAGCCCCGGTGTTGTCGCTGAAATATGTGCTCTGTGTTGCGTATGTCGTTGCGCCGTCATACCCACCTCCAACATAACCGGAGGTCTCAATACCACCTGAGTCACCTAGCTGGACTCCAACCTGTGCCGTCCCGTTTGTAGACACCCCGTTGAGCATCACAGTGATCCTTTTGACCCACGAGGGAATCCCCGTGAAGTCTTTGAAGGTACCACTGGTGGTCGCTTGGGATGTCCCGGATATCAGAGGCTTGGTCGCTGAGAGGAGTCGTGCATTACTCATACACCTCCCTGTTCAGGGGTGTCAGCCGGGATAGGCGTGTTGCCTTCTTCCAGCCATTTCAGGTACTCAGCGTAGTCTGTGTTGGCGGGGTCAAAAGGGATAACAGCATTGTCGGCAATACGCTTAACGGAATTCTGTTTTTGCCCGATAAATGTGATTTCTTGGTACATGATTAAAGCTCCGCCGTTGCTGAATAAAAGGAGTCAATGTAGGCGTTTGCATTCACTGTTCCGGTTGCGCTAATCGTCGCTCTGCATCCAGTTGCAGTTGTCCCGTTGGCGGAAGGTGTCCCCACTACTCCTGCCGCTGACGCAGTGAACGTAACCGTTGGTACGGCCCGCATCTGTACCGGGAAAGAAAAAGCCCCTGTAATCCAGCCGTTTGTGGTGTAACAACCAGCAAAACCGCCAGCAAATTGTGTCCCCACATAATACCGCTGGCACATCATCAACTCACGCCCGTAGTCCCTGCGCTCAAACGGGGAAGCAACGCTGCCAGCTTCAAGCTGTACGCCTGTGATGTAGAAGGTGGCTCCAGATGTGGCGCACAGTTTTACCGAGGACGAGGTAGACCATAGCGCCCCTGTTGTCCAAGAACCCGCAGTTCCTTGGTAATTTGAGCCTGTCCCAAGATCAAAGTTGACGTTGATGGACGCAGAGTTGTCTGTAGGCCATGACCCTGTAGTTGGCCCGGGAATCGTGACAGTCTTGTATTCCCAAGTGTTTGCAGCAGAAATAGCGTAAGTAAAGATGTAAGCGCCGCCGCCATATAAACCACCAGCGTATGTTCCGGTAACGCTGCTTCTAACCCAAAACGAAATTGTCACAGGAGCTGCGGATGCAGTGCCCCACGCAAGGTCTGAGCAATTTAAACCCTCAATTGGTTGAAGGATGCGTCCTTGTTGCGATGCTGTTGGGGATGCTCCTGTCCCTATCGTTACAACAAGACTGTTTGTAAAACCTGCCGGTGCTTGTGTTGAGCGTTGAGCCGTACTTCCTGAAGCTGCGTTTACAACAACCTGATTCCTGTCTACAGGAAACGCCAAGCCTGATACAACAGCCACACTCGCACCAGCATTACGCTGGTCAATCCGCATATCACCGTTGATGATGCGGTTACGGAAGCCAAAGCCTTGAGTGCTTGCCAGATAAGTGGCTCGGCTTGAGGACATCCCTGCCAGAGTGGTCAGCTCAGCGTCCAAAGGCTGCTTTGAGGTAACCGAAGCCTCCGTGGCCAGAGGGATACCACCCGCAGTCGTCCCATCGTGAACCACAAGAGTATCCTTAGTGGTATCCACAGTCACTTCACCTTCTGCTCCGGTGAATGTGCTGTGCTGTGCCGTAGTACCACGGCGAAGTTTAAGTTGCTTAGACATTAAGGAAGAACTCCAAGATCAATAATATTAGTCAGCTTGTCCACAGTGACCGTGCTGTCCACGATGGCCGAACCGTTAAGGCTTGCAATAGAGAAACTAGCGAATGCGTAGATCTCAAGCGTGTCACCTGCAGTTGCTCCTGAGGTCAACACAATAGATGTCCCATTGCTTGCGGTGTAGTCATCTCCACCACCAACAATCACAGAGCCGTTGAGGGAGACCACGATACCACCAGCCAAGTAGGCCAAGGTTACACCGTTTACATCGGTTCCGCTGAAGACAGTCTGAGCCGCTGTAGCAGTGTAGCGGTAAACCGTCAGGGCTGCTTGAGCAGCGGAGGATGCATCCACCCAACCACTGACTGTATAGACACGCATCTTCCCTGAAGTCGTATCGAAGTACAGGGCACCAACAACCAGGGCGTTGCCGTCATTGTCCAGCGTAGGAGCAGAACTCTTAGGGCCAAGATAGCGATCATCAAAGCTGTCCAACAGAGCAGCCGTGGAGGCAGCACTGGCAGCAGCATTAGATGCTGAGGTAGACGCAGCGGTAGCCGAAGTGGCCGCATTGGTCGCACTGGTTCCCGCAGATGTCGCTGAGGCAGCAGCGTTGGATGCCTGGGTGGTCGCAGTGGTTGCAGAAGCTGCGGCGTTATCGGAAGACGTAGCAGCGATAGAAGCTGAAAACGCGGATGAGAGTGAGGAAGAAGAAGCGGAGGAAGCGGAGGAAGCCGCTGAAGTTGCCGAAGCAGAAGCCTCGCTTGCCTTGGTTGTAGCCGTGGCTGCGCTGACTGCTGCTAGGGTTGCTGCATCGGTAGAGACTGGCTGGAGTTGCCAGCCCGTTCCATTCCACTCCCACGTCTTGCCACCCAAGGTGTACTCTTGGTTGAGTACGGGAGAGGCGGGGAAGTTAAGTGCCATTATTATTGTTCCATATTTTAATAGATAACCCAGAACGAGCCGTCATATACCAGGAGTGCCCTAGTGAATCCGCTAACAACTTTATCGGCAGCACCACGAATGTTGCCCCCAGTGATTTTCAATGTCATGGGTTCGGCGGTAAGACCTGCCTGCAAATATAGCGTATCTCCAAGCGTTCCACCATTGATAGTTTCTACGTTAAACGCTGCACCCGTTCCAGCCGTAACTGAATGGTAGCTTCGCGTAACGGTGATTGCTCCACCAGACATGACCAAAGAGCTGCGCTCCCACCTATTTTTCTTTGGTGCGGACACATCCGGTTGAAAGCGTCCGTCCGAATACATTGTGGATTTTGAAGCCCCGTCTAACTTGAAGCTCAATTCTCCTGTGCTCACAACCCTCTCAATTTTCCAACCCCCAACTGTTGTAGAAAGGTCGCTACCAAACTGCACGTTTGATTGGGTTGCTGACGCTTGAAGACGGATGAAATTACCTTGATAGCCAAACGTTGCATCATCGTATCCCCCTGCGCCGATACACTGCCAAGGCCCAGTAATAGATGATAGATAAGTGAACATTTTTGCTGCATCTGTTGCTGCAGCGCCAAAGACCCTGAACCGTTTGGTCCCAGTAGTTCCAACAAAACCCCCCGTTGTATCAGCGTTAGCTACACCAGCAAGAGCTGGAAACTCGTAGACACAGTTGACAAACGAGATGTCGTTGCAGTTATCTGTCAGGATAGAACTGTTGGCATAGGTTCGAATATTACAGGCCGTGAATGTGTGGCCACGAATGCCGTCCTGCTCACTTGTTCCCATGTGGCCATCAATATAAATTGCTGGGCGAGTGTAATCGCCGTCTGGTCGATAATGGTGGTCCCCACCGTAGATGCCTGCACCAACAAACCTGTTGCCTGTTAGCCCTTCTGTCGAGGCTCCTGCTGCAGAATCATGCCCAATAATGGCCACACCCCCAGATATCAGAGAATTCCCTGAGAACTGGATATAGTCGTTATCGTAAGTTGTTCCGCCTGTTTGATTGTGACAAACATACGCAGCATTACTGGTATACCCAAACATCGTAACGTTTTGGAAAGAGCCAAGCGTTCCATTGTTCACAAAAATTGAACCAGCAATTGATTTATTATCGTTTGCTGCAGTCGTCAATACTCCACCTGATGTGTACACATCACAATCGAGAATGAAGGATACATCACGAATATCAAAGCCGGAATAGTTCCTGTACCCCCAGACATAACTGAAAGAAGAGTAACGGTCTGATCGGTTGGTCGTGTATGTCTTGTCTGCGGTGCCATCAAAGATAAATACTGAACCACCAATTTTGTGCTTGTATCCTGGTCGAAGTTTACTTTTATCCCCGCCTACTTGTGGAAAATGCGCAATCTTAGTAGCGCCTTCGCCATACAGTACTAAGTCTGCGGGAAGATCAAACGAGCGAGAGTGTCGGTACACCCCTCTAGGTACAAAGAGGGTTGCGCCAGTGGATGAAACATAAGCCAACGCGAGTTCGATAGCATCAGAATCATCGGTTGTGTAATCACCCACCGCACCGAAATCTCGTAGGCTTACCGTTTCAGAAATTCTATTATAGAGTTTCGACTCGGTACTGACGGAAGCATCAGTGACAATTCCGTCAGAAACAACCCCCGGAGTCAACGCGGCCCCAATCTCAACCCACTGTGAGGAATCTCCGTCATTGAGCCACATATACTCGCGGCCATCATCAGAACTGACCCAACGCTTGTAATCTCTAGGACTAGTGGGGGGTGTAGCACCGTAGTAGGTCATTGAGTCTCGAATGTCCTCAATGCTTTCTGCTACGGTATTAACGGCATCGATATTAGTGGCCACTACAACAATTCGGCTTGTGCCTTCAGCAGGAGTGGAATCAACAGCCTCAGTAATCAATCCGAGATCTGAGTTACCTGTCGTCTCAGCACCCAGATCCGAACCAACGATGGCAATGTTCTCTCGCTCAGATGCCACGAGGGCAACTGCGGGGTACTCGTAGTCCAGAGTCTCCTTGATAACGACCTCATCGCCATTGATCGCGGGGGAAATGTTACCCAGACGCAAAGCCTGGCCATCCCAGCGGCCAAGGGCATCCTTGCTGATCGTATCCTCAACAGCGTCTGCAGCTTCCTGAGCGATGTAGAGGTCAAATTTAGCGAGAAGGTCCAGGTCTCGTTCAAGGAGGACTGAGCCATCCGTGAAGTTGACAATGGTGTTTTCCTTAGGGGTAACCCTTCGGATCTCAATAATAGAACCCAGTGCGGGGGTTGGAGTAATGGTGACGGTGTTAGCGTTCAGCAGACTGTAGATGGCTGTGACACCGTCCACTTTGACTTTGACGTGATCAGCACTGAGGTATTGAAACGGGAATGTGTAGTTGGCAAGCGTACCGTTTCCGGTATACTGAACGTAACTATAAGACACTTAGAATTCTCCAAAAGAACCCCCGGAGTTAACCGGGGGCTGTAACTTAATATGGTCGAGGGGTGTCAAACAGGCCAGCTTTAGACTTTGCCTTGAGCAACTCTTGTGAGATGAACTTATCCACAACCTTCTGTTCCTGCTGCATGGTCATTGCCATAGCTGCACTCTGAAGATCGTTGATGATAGCCTGGGCCTCTTCAACCTTTGCTGCCCTGTACTTGAAGGTCCCCTCAGGCAATGGAGCCTTGAGGATCGGGTACAGGACATCCTCTGGTTTCAGAGACTTGTAGTTCTGCTGCCAGACATCGTAGAGGGTTCGCTTGCCGTCAGTCGCCATGATCGTCCGCATGTCAGCATCACCCATCTCCTTGGCTTTCACCGGAGGCTTAAAGGTGACACCTGTGACACGAGACAGTCGATCCATCTCGGTCAGGATGAACTGCTCTTTCTCGTTCATTCCCTTGGCTCTCTCTTCCACCGAAGCAGTCGAGAAGACATTCCAAAGAGATCCGGTATCGGACATCTTGCGGGTATTACCCAGAACGTCATAGGCAAAGGCTGTCTTTGCTGGCTCATCGAGACCCACAGGACGAAGCAGCTTTTGCTCAACCATCTGCCAGAAGGTCTGAGGGTCACGGATCTGGGGATCATTGTCCCTAGCGATCTTGTGGAGCGTGTTAGGAACTAGCAGGAAGAGCTTGTCACCCAGGATCTTGATGAAGGCACTCTCACCCTCTTCGGGGTTGAAGGCCGTCTTCACGAACTTGGCGAAGTTATCTGCACCTTCCACGAGGGAGGCATCACGGATAGCCGAAGCGATTGACATGGAACCCACGGTGATCGCAGCCAAGATGGGCTTGTAAGCCTCCTTGTCCACGAACTCTCCTTGAGCTTCCCTGAGACGGAGCTGGTCCATTCTCTGCAGGGCGTTGACCATGATCTTCACAGGGGTGGCCAGCGGATCAAAGCCACGGTAGCTCCAGGTGGAACCATCGGACATCTTGATCGTGTACGGCTCAGGCAGCGGACCGTCTGTGCGGTTCTTCTGTTGCTTGTAATCGTCGTAGGCGCCATCCCCTTGGATACGCCCTTGGGCATACAGGGAGAGGACACCGGAGGCGATCACCAGCGAGGTCATGGCCTCAGCCTGGGCACGGACCTGGCGCAGGGAACCATTGGCACCTGCAAGATCCTTCATGAAGTTAGGAGCCACGAACTGTAGGCCAGGAGTCAGGCGAATGCCCTCCTCAAAGACCCGGATCGGTGTTCTAAAGAACAACTGGCCAATGACCAGCTTGAGCGTCGGGAACTTTTTCATGGCATCTTCATAGGCCAGAGCCGCCTTGGACATGCTGCCTTCGCCAGAGAACTTGCGCTTGTACAGAACATCGCGAACAAAGTTCAGAGCGTCCTCGTCGTTACCCTTTCGGAGTGACTGAGGGTCCCTGACAGCTTCCCGTTCGACGTACTTGAAGAGGTCCTCACCCGTCAGACCCAGATTCAGGCCCTTGTTGATGATCGGCTGCACCAGTTCGTCACCCGAAGTGGGCTTCATGGACGCATCGAGAGCCTTCTTGGAGGCCTCTGAGATGAAATCGTCCAGTGCCTTACCCTTCAAACCCTTCTCGGTCCCCTCCATGGCCGCTTCAGCAGCCGCTTTACCAGCCACGAACGAGTCGTAGTTAAGCCGGGAGAGGAATTCGTCGGAGGCATTGAGGATTCGGGGGAAGATACGCCAGGCCCCGGCCAGTTTCCCGGTCATGGCCATCTCACCTTCGACCAAACGTGTTCCGTCACGGCTCAGGATTGCCTGTTCGTACCGGAAACCACTCTTGGCTGCGTTCAAAGCTGCTCCGAAGGACGACCTCATGGCCGAATAGGACGCAGCAGCCTCAGCTCGTGTGGCTTTCTCGAAGGGATTGTTCAGGATTGCCTTCAATCCAGGGATCACCAGCGTCTTCATCCCCGAAGGGATCAAGTTGATGATGATCGTCTTGATGGAGAACACGTTGGAGATGGCAAACTCAGTCAGCTTGTCCACGAAGGAGGCACCCTTGGGGGCCAGAGCTTCGATCTTTGCGTCCAACTCACGGTTCTTGAGGATGGAGGCCTTCATGGCTCCCTCAAGGTCATCCGCTTCCAGAGCCTTGGTGGCCATGTCGTCGTAGACCGCAGAGATCTTCTGGCCTTCGGACTGCAGGTGAGCCTTGCCCACCATCTCAGCCCAGACCTGTTCAGCCTCGACCTTGGTGACACCCTTCTCGGCCATGATGGATTCCACCGTGACACCCTTGAGGGCATTCATGGGGTCCTGACGATCCTGAAGGATGGAACCAGCCATCGAGCCTGTGGCATCATCTGCCAACTGGGCTGATCCAACCCGTGCTTCGAGATCCTCGATACGGGTGTTGAGTTCCTGCTGACGGATAACCTCAGGTTCACTCAGGGCTGTCTTTGCATCCAGTGCCATGCGCTCCTTGCGGAGTGTAGCCAGCTCGACAACCACCTCGTTCTTGTAGTTCTGGACAGCCTTATCGACCACCCGGATCTCTTCACGAGACAGGTCACTGCGAGTGCGGAGAGTCTCCAGGACAGCCGGGAGATCCTTGGTCTCGATATCACGGAGCTGGGTGACCACCACGTCAGCCTGTTGGGCCAACTCTACCTTGCTCAAGGGAGCTACAGGTTCATCGGTCAGGCGGGTTGTGCGGAGGCCTGTGTTGGACTGAGGCACATCGATTTTGGGTACGTCTGCACCCACATTGGGTACGATCTCATCGGCAGGCAGACGGCCATCTTGCTGGCGCTGGATCAGCCCAATCTCTTCTGCGGGAGACAGGCCTGTAGGAGACTTAGGATCAACTGGAGGGGTTACCCCTGACACGTTGGGATCGGAGTCTGTAGGGGCCTTAGGAGCCTCTCCAGGTACGTTAGGGGTATCGATCGCCTTACGGCCCTTGATGGCACCCACGACCTTAGTCACTGCAGCATCTGCAGCCGTACCGAGGATCACACCAGCGGTACCAGCGATAGCGGCATCCACACCCACCTTGGAGAGATCGATCTCCTCACGGCGACCTGCGGATACCTCGATGCCCTGACGGATCGTGCTGTCTGCAGCTCCAACCACACCGGACTGGATACCAGCGCCGATACCTGTACGGGCAAGGGAGTCGAGGACTAGCTTACGGATGCCAGCTTTGGCAGCTTGCTTACCTGCGAACTTCCCGATGAAGCCCACACCCAGAGTACCCAGGCCAACCAAGTTGGTAGGATCGGTGACGATACCCTTAGCCGCCCTCCCCGCTCCTTCGAGTGAGAAGTTGGTGTTGTCATAGGTATCCATCATGAACAGGAAGGCTTCCTTCTCTTCCTGAGTGGCACTCTGGAGGGAGTAGGCGATCTCTGCCATGGACACGAGGTTGAAGTTGAAGTTGCCTAGGGAGTCCTTACCCCACTCTGCAAGTTCATCCTTTGTGCCTTGGAAGGGTTTCCGCTCATAGAAGCTGTAGAGCAACTCTGAGGCACGGAGCCAATCCTGATCCTTGTTCAGAGATGCAGGATCAACGTTCTGACGGACAGGGGCGAAGTTCTGATATTGAACAGTCGTAGGGGAACCGAGTTCCTTGGCGACCCACTCAGCACTACGCTTGGGTTGACTGTAGGGAGAGCTAGGCAGGGATGCCCAGATACCCCCCAGTTTGCCCACGGCTGCATCGAAGTTGCCGTTGCGGATATCTTCGAGAGCACCCTTACGGCGGATCAGCTCAAGGGCAATCTTGTCCTGGCTGTCTGGAGAGAAGTCTCGCACACCAATCTTAGGGGCGATGTCGTCATAGGTAGACCCTAGGATCTGGTACTTACCTGCAGCCGTGCTGGGGCCTTCCTTGGTGGTCAAGCCGACAACCCGAGGGTGAGCACGGAAGTCCGAGAACTTGCTGCCACCAACGATGGTGTTGTAGTCGGCACCCTCAGCTCGTCCAAGGAAGTCCAAGAACTTCTTGACGTTGGCTTCTGGACTAGCTGCTGGTTGCGCCACAGGCTGTGAACGAGTCTGAGGAGCAGGAGCTGGTGCAGATGCCCACGAGGGCACTGCCGCATTGTCCGGTGCAGATGCCCAGCTTGGAATTGCCTGAGGCTCTGCCTCTTTGGCCCAACCTGGAATATCAGTCGCCATTACGGCTCCCTTCCGAATGTATTAATAAACTGTTGACGAGACTGCGGATTCTTCTTCACGTAATCAATGTCGGCCTGAGTAGGCACAGGGCGAGTAGTCGCTCCCGGACGTGCAGGAGAAGCCTGAGGGGCTGGGACCATAGGACCACCACGAGTAGGAGCAGCCTGGGCAGGACCTGTAGGTGCCGCTGTGGTTCCCATACGAGTCAGTTCTTCGATCAGGCGTTCAGCCTTCTCGGTCTCGACACGGATGATCTCTTGCTTAGCCTTACCTGTGGGCCACTGTTTGTTGTCCTCGAAGTAGGCCGTGAAGGAACTCTCCAGACCCTGCTGGAACACCTGCATGGCCTGAGCACGAAGGTTACCCCCGGTAATCAGCGACTGGATCTTGGCGTTGGTGGACCCTTCGAGAACCTTCAGACGGGCATCGATGCGAGTAGACATTGCTGTCTGCACACCCTCGTCCTTCAGGAGCAACATGCCTTCCATCAGCTTGGGGACATCCGCAATCAGCGCCTGCTTCTCTTTGGGGTTCATCGCAGGGTTGGCCATGATCTGGTCAATCACCTGGTTCTGATTCATGGTGCCCACGGTGGAGCCGTTCAGGATCGAAGTGCGAACCTTGGTGGCAGTGGAGACACTCTGAACATCAGGCAGACGGCCTGCATCCTTCAGTTGCATCGCATAGTTGAAGGCTTCGGGATCACCACGGTAGGCGCTAGGGTCAACAGGCTCCCCACGAGCCACTTTGCCGATCATGTCGGTCTTGGCACTGCGGGTGGCTTCTTCACGAGCGTTCTGCTTAAGGAACTGAGCGTCACGGACCTTGCTAATACGGATCTGCTGGATTTGCAATTCGGCCTGCTTCAAGTTCTTCTTGTACTCATCGTTCAGGAAGACCGTAGGAACCTTAGCGAGAAGCGCAGGATTGTCCTCAGCATAGGCCTTGGCAATAACGGTATCCACGACCAGCTTCTTACGCTCAGCGTTGTTCAGCGAGGACGAGGAGGCCCACTTCTTATCAACTTCCGTGAGATCACCACCAGCGGCCAGCACTTGGCCTACCTCATTGGCGAAAGCCTCGCCCTGCACTTTGGTGTGGTAGGTGGCGGTATCACGCTGCCAGCCATTCTCCCACCCACGGAGTTCCTGATCGATGGCCTTGATGACACCTGCGGAGTAGAACTCGTTGTCCTTGGCTAGGCCACCGACGATCTCGTCACGCTTCGTCTTGAGGTAAGCATTGCGTTTAACGCTATCGAGACGGAGACTATCATCCTTGTTGATCTCATCAATCACACTGTTGATTTCTTTCTTACCGAAATCAAAACCAATGGACTCAGCAACACGGGCCTGCACTACAGGGACAGTCTCTGGGAATCTCTCTTTGACCTGTGCAGCAGTTACCGCACCACTTACATTGTCACGCTGGAATTGCTCCTTGTAGGTATCAATCTTCATGTTCTGAAGGAGAGCTTCCTGAGCCTTCTTGCGTTCGTAATCCTGGTTGAATTGATCCAAGACTGGCTGTGCTTTACCCAAGGCCTCAGCCAACTGGAAAGCAGAGCTTGCACGGGGATCGAATCTCGCCTGTTCGGTAGCAATGTTAGGGGCTGCTGTAGTTTGCAGTGCCTCAGCACGGGGATTATATCCCACTTGAACTCGCGCCATGGAGTATCCTTAGGAAATTTTGTTAGGGTTTTGGTAGTCGTACACCGACTTACCAATACGTAGAGCAGCACCAAAGTAATCTGGCATCGCAGGGGTCTTCAGACTATTGATCTGACTCGCTGCATTGATGTCCACATTCTCACGCTGGTTGGCAATACCTTGAGAAGCAAGGCTATAGTTCGTTGCAACAGAGGAATTGAATCGGTTCTGTTTAGTGCCGAGGTCAGCAACAAGAGCGTCCACAGACAACCCGGAGATACCGTTCTCAGCAGCAGAAGTGGTGGCGGTGGACCTTGAAGCCCGAGCGGCCATGTTGTTCTCATCGAGCTTCTGGATGGCGGCTTCCCGCTCCTGTTGCTGCATGAGGTTAGTTTGGTTGATGTTGGCAGCTCGTGCCCTCATCGTATTTTCGTATTGCCGTTGATTGGCTTCTTCCTGAGCAGACTGGGCCTGCATCTGACCAACGACTCCAGCCACTGACGAAATGATCTGGAGTCCGGTCATAAGCCCAGGAGCTAGGGCTAATGCGGGTAAACACATATTAAATTACCTTAATGAATTGGTGATACAGCTCCCCATCGGGACCCATAGGAATAGCTGGCTTAATCTCAAAGCCCAACCACTTGAGCCACTTGATGTGGACCACATTCTTTGACCACGCCACGTTATACAGCGAAGTGTATCCTTGAGACATCTCCAGGACATACTCCTTGCACTCCCTGAGGAAGGGCTTGGAGATGTCCGTGAGGAGATCCGAGGCCAGCATCCATGGGATGCCTACACCACCCTTGGGACCCCCTACCCCGAACATGCAGACTACCTTGCCATCCAAAAGGACAACCTTGTTGTAGTCACACGCTTCGAGGGCATCTTCTAGGGCCTCCATGGGGAGCTTACGGGCCAGGTGCCATATCTCATCCTTGTCCTCCTGCCTCATGGTCACTGACAACTCAGCGATATCCTTGAGGAGAGGAGGACGTACGGTAATATTAGATGGCCTTGCTTCGCTTGACGTAGAAGCCTTCCCAGTCTGCACTGAGGAATGAGCTGGGGAGTGGGCTGTCATTTTCAAGAGTAATGTTGGTGCCGATGTTCTGGCTAATGATGGGGACGATAAATCGACCTTCGCTGATACTGTAGCTACCAATGGTACCGGAGGACTGACCGAGGACTTTCCCGGAGAAGATGTAGTTGTAGGTCTCCCGACCTGCAGGAGTAACCTTCACCTTGAAGTATCCGGTATCGTCATAGTTGAAGGAGATCTTACGGAGCTGAAGACGACCCTCAGTGTCAGCCTTCTGACCACCACTTTGGGTGGGGGTACGGACAGTCACGGTAGAGAGCTGGTAGTTGAAGGCGTACTTGCGACCAAACGTATATGTTCCACCAGTGATGTTTCCAGCAACCTTTGCATTGGTTCCATCCCAGATGACATCCATGATCTCCCCCGGCTTGAGCGTGGGGTGGGTTCGGACAACGAGCTGGTAGTTTCCAACGCTCGGGGTGTACCCCAGAGTCGTCAGGTTTACCGAGGAGTACCCAGCACTGTGGGTCACAGCACCTGAGGCCAGTTGTACCTTGCGATCCAGGTGGACGTTGTAGGGTTCGCTGGGGCCTATGTCTCCCAAGGAAACAGTCGCCTTCTCCAGGAAAACACCATCAGCCCTGTTGACCACCATGTACATATCTGAGCCGATGAAGTCCACGTTCAGGATCGTTGAGTCAGACCCAAAGGTCCACTTCGACCACGAACTCTGCAGCTTCTCGTTGGCGTTGAAGAAGTACTTGTAGATGTACAGGGACGAAGGGTCCACCGTGGACAGGGCAACCATGATGTCCTCGTTGACAGCCACCGAGATCTTATAGATGCTCGATGGGATGTACTGAGGAATGTGTGCGGTAACGTCTACCGCATCATTGGCTTGGTTGTTCAGATCAGTGAAGTACTCACGGAACGAAGAGTGTGTGCCCTTGTCCACTGAGAAGTACACGTTCTTACCAATACCCACAGGCTTCGCAATGATGTTGCATGGGAACTCAGTGGCCACCTTGATGCCTACAGTCCTGGGAGACAGGATATCGTCTTGGTCAATCAGGAACTGCGTCTGCTCAGAGAACAGCAGGAGCTGCTTGTTGAAGGGTACCGCATGCTTGAGGATGGCCACCTTAGTGTGGCTGGCGTTGACATCAATTGCGTCACTGTCCAACAACTGAGTGACAGTGGTACGCATGAAGTTGAAATACTCACCCGACTCAGAGAAGATCACAGCTTCATCAGAGAGGAAACCCAAGCGGTTTCTGTAGAAGAACACGTCCGAGATAGTGCGGCCAATGAAGGATGGCAGTGGGTTCGATTCGTTATCTCCAACGATCCGGTTCTTGTAGGTGGCCTGCTTGAAGGTGAACGTGCCGTTGGCTTCCCGCACGAGAATGTGGGGGACAGTTGCAGCATTCAACCCGAGAGAGATACTGGGAGCTACTGTTTCCTTCCAGACACCTACCCCTGCCCCACCATTAGAGGCCTCGAATTTCACGTAGTAACTATCAAATGGGCTGGTGGCGGTCTCACCTGAACCAGTGCCAGTGATCTCCACAACAAAGCCGTCAACACCGGGGTTGATCGGCAGGTCCGAGAACTTCTGCAGTTTGCCCTTGATACCAATCATGCCGCCATTGTTAAACCCGTCTTGGGTGTTAATGGTAAAGTCGGTTGTTGTGTTTACAAGATACAGTGTTGAGCCGCTGGTAGAACACGCCCACGATCCCGCTGTATATCCGTTTGCAGCAAGGCCACTATAGAGCTGGGCAGCAATGTAGTCCGTTGAGATCTGGGGACTATGGGATGCCACAGAGCCATCTGGGGTTGTGAATGTTGCACCTACAGAGCCATTAACTAAGACCTGATAGGTCTTGCCATAGTTACCCGCCTTGACGTTGATCAGGGCCTCATAGGGCCGTGCGGGGGTAATAGAGCCTGAAGCAGCCACAGTGATGGACTTGTTCACAATGAACGTATAGTCGGCCACAGTAACTGCAGAGAATGCAGTAGATGGTGTAGCCGCACTAAGGTAACCCTTACCATTAGGGAAGGTCACGGTCTTTTCAACACCGTTGATATCGTAGACCTTCAGATCACCGTTGGTCAGGACTGTGATGTAACGCTCAGCTTCATCGCGGTTAATTGTGTGAATGAAGCAGTTGCTCAGAGGAGTGCTCTGGATCTTCTTGAGGTGCTTCGTAGGTGGACGCTTCTTCAACCCCTGAGAGACAGTGGAAAGACCATTCTCTTGGACTTCGCCCTGAGAGATCAGTCGAAGAGTATAGGGTTGCTGCGAGACACCGTTGACAAAGTTGGGGATTGAGGAAGAGATCAGTGCCATAGTTTAGCGATCAATAGTCCGCATCACTGAGTAATTTCCAGTGAGGATGTTGTAGTCTGCAGTCTTAGATTCGTAACGGCGCATGGAGCGGAGTGCTCGTGCTTCGTCCCTCTCTGTGAAACTGCCAAGGGTATCAGAACCGACAACACGCTGCTGGAACACTCGGGCAGCACGGACGGTGATGTAGTGACGAGCTGCCTGGGGCAACTCATTGAATTCTAGGAGAATCGTCAGGTCAGCCTTGATGGGCTGCTGGAATTCGTATGTCTTGTTCTTGCGGTCGTAGAGACGGTTACCGCGAATAGCTACGTCAATATCGTTCTTGTCATACGCACTGGCATCCACCTCAATGGTGTTGGCAGCAACGTAGATCTCCTTGGTGCCCAGGGCAGGAGTCAGTTCGAACTCGTAGTCAGTATTGAAATGCCAGCCCTCTTCTTGAACCTGAACAGAGACTTCAGACAGGATCGCACGAGCGGTGACAGCATCCACAACGCCAGTAGCGGCATCGAGGGAGTTGATTGGAGATTCGCCAATCGTACCAAGCATGATGTTAATCGCATCAAGCTCTGAGGTCATAGAAAGAGCCATGGTATACCTATAAATAAAAAAAAGGGGGAACCCCAAGTTAATGAGATTCCCCCTTTAGGGTCAGCCGTTATTAGGCGGTCTTCAGTTCGATAGCGCAAGCAGGACGCAGGACACCGTGGCCCATAGCGTACTTAGCGACCATCAGAGTACCCTGACGGCGGATGTCGTACTCGGATTCCATTGCCAGATCCATCAACTTGACGGTACCGACAGCTTCCTTAGTGGCCACAACACCAACGGAGTTAGTGAACACACCAGCGTACTTGTTACCAGTACCAGCCTGCACGGTGCCGTTAGCAACGGTAGTGCCGAAAGGAGCGTGGTTAGTCTTGACGATCTCGATGCCAGCAACACGCAGCACCTTACCATCGCTGTACACACCAGCACCACCCCAATCCTTGTTCATGATCTTGGTGTTCTGGGCCAACAGGTAGTAAGCAGCAGGAGCCAAGAAGGCAGTGCGGCCATCGGCAGCAACGTTCTTCTCGTCCAACTTCTGAGCAGCGGCGAACAAGGAAGCAACCAGGGCTTCACCAGTAGCGTCCGACAACATAGTGCCAGAAGTCACCGAGCCACCAGCGGGTTCGCCAGTCACAGGTGCGGAGCCACGAGCGGCCAACAGGGCCAACTGCAGCAACTGCTTGTCCTTAGCATAAGCCAAGGCACGGCCAATCTCAGTCGAGTAAGGAGCACGAACGTCATAGTGGTTCATGGCCTCGTCGATGTTCGCCAAGAAGGCGTGAGAGATCAACAGGTCATCGATGGTCACAACGATTTCGTTGTGGTTCACGTTGGCACCAACGATCTCAGTACCAGGCACATGGTACTCAGCAGAAATGCCAGCCATGATAGGGAACTGAGCAGACTTGCCAGAGGCAATAGTGCGCTCCATGAAACGACCAGCAGTTACGGTGGCCTCTTCGAAGGCGGTGAGAACTTCACCAGCGAAAACTTTGAGGAACAGGGCCGACTTGTCGGAACCCTGGTTAGCGGAACCAATCCGCGAAACGGTAGCGTTAGCCATAATATTTTAATCTCGTGTGAGTTGAAGAAAGTTTGTTGAGCAAACTCATCGACCCGACACACTTCACACAGTAGTTGTCTCCGCAGAGGCTAAGGTACGTGTTATCAGTTCTAAGAATTGCAATTCCACCGCATAAGAATGCAGTGCGGAATAACTTCATTGATCACGAGAATAGTGCCGTCTTTCCGAGCTGTCAGACACCTTACCGTGGTGACAACGTTCCTAAGGTAGTAGGATTATTTCTTAAAGGCAGTAGCAATAGCTGGTGCAATCTTCTCGACACTTCGGCCAATAACATAGCCGCCGAGTCCCAGCTCCACGATACTCCAGAGCTTGATGTACTCTTCAGGGGAAAGATTGGGCGCTGCCCAGCCAAACCACCGTGCGACAATGAGGCCTGTAAAGACCAACATTGTGATAGGTCGCCAGCTTGCCGCCAGCCATGATTCACTCTTAGCTTCAGCAGTAATGATATCAACTTGGCCAGCGAGAACTTTAAGCTCACCCGCCTGCTGCATCTCAAAGAGTTTCAGCTTGGCTTCTGCAGCCTGCTGTGGGTTGGGAAAGATCTTGTCAAAGACCTTCCCCGCGAGGTCAAAGAAACCTCCGAGGAGAAGGGGGTTCATTGGTATACCTTTAGATCACGTTTGATCGTGCCAACTTGGCCTGAACTTTTGCACGGAATGCAGGGTCAGCCTTGTACAGTGGGTCCTTCATGGCAGCAGTCACCTGAGCCATAGACTCAAAGACATCACCAGTGGTACCAGCACTCTGGCCACCCAAGAGACGCTTGGGGTCAGACCCGTTCGCCTTCTCAAACTTGGCACCCAAGCCCAGAGCAGCCAGCTTGGCCTGATCTGCATTACCCGAAGAGACTGCAGCATTGTACGCAGCGATCTCTGTGGGGGTCAGGTTGGCCTTGGCCCAGCTCGTGATCTCGGTGTACTTCTCAGCACCACCGACTTCAGTCATGATGTCAGTCTCGAATCGAGCTGCAACAGCACGTTGGCCTTCAATGTACTGGTCAACGATCTGGCGGGAATAGCCAGCCTTGCCCAGCTTCTCATAGCTCTCTGCAGACAACTCACCCGACTGAGCGAACTCATTGGAGAAGTCCTGCAGATCCAGACCCTTGTCTGCAAGAGCAGCTTCAGGGTCGGCTGGAGGGGTAGCTGCAGGATCTGCCGCAGGAGGATCAGCAGGCTTAGCCTGGCCCAGCTTGGCTTCCAGTTCGGAGTAGGCCTTGGCCATATCCTCAGGAGACTTAAACTTCTCCGGGAGCCACTGGGGACGATCCTCAGGGGGAGTACCTTCAGTTCCCTCGACGGGAGGATTGGAGGCCGCATCGACCTTATCAATCATCTTCTGATCATGATCCTCCGGGGTAGCCGGGGGAGTACTCTGAATAACTACAGTATCAACCATTGGTTTCCTATTAGTAGTCCGTCAACACCAACCCATTGGCATAAACGCGAATGGAGGTAGCTTTGGGATCTACTGTAAATTTAACTTTCTCTGCACCCTCACCAAAATACTCGATCTTGGGACCCCCAGACTCCTGTGAAGGAGCCTTAGGGGTTTTCTTAGGGGCAGCACTCGCTGGATTAGCATTAGCCACCAGGTGCTCCTTGTTCAGGGGGTTGTGCGGAATTGGCCATGCCTTGCTTCATGAGCTGGCCAGCTTGACTAATTGCTGGGTTCAAGCCCTGCTGCATCATAGCCATCATCTGTGCCTGTTCTTGCTCAGCCTGCATCTGCTCTGCTGACTTCACCAGACCCTTCATGTCGATACCCAGAGAGGTACCGAGACGCTTCAGGGCATCCTCACGATTGATCTCGGGAGGCAGGTTGGCCATCAGGGAGGCAGCTTGGAAGAAGGACTGTAGCTTGGTCATGTCGTTGCCACGGCCAAGGGCTTCAATACCAGTCACGATGACAGGCTTGACGGTGCCCTTAGGGAGCACTGGCATCTTCTTCTTGCGTTCCATGGAGAACATGATTCGGTTCACCATTGGGAGCTGCATCTCCTGCGAGAGGATCGAGTAGATACCACCAAGAGCTGATTCCAACTCGTTGGCCATGTACCGGATCTCTTCGGCAGTGACACGCTCACCATTACGCTGGACTGAGGAGTTCAGCAGGAAGGCAAAAGCAAGGCGTTCCTCGATACGGGTTGCCGTCTCCAGAGCCACACGGAAGTCGTTAAACTTGTTGAGCTGGAGGACAGACACGTCCTGATCGTTACCTTCAATGATGTCACCGTTTGCAGCCTCAGCGATATCGCGTTGGCTAGTGGTCCCGTTAGGGTTCACCATGAACAGGACCTTGGCTGCAGCAGCGGAGCCTTCAACGATGGACTGAGACAGGCCTTCGAGAGACTTCACATCGCCCAGGTATTCTTCCACATAGGAGCGGCCATAGTTCTCGCCGTCCACCTTAGTGAAGCGAACGGGAATCCATGGGGACTTGTCCTTGGGGTATGTACCTTCGGAGCCGGGAACAATAGAACCCTTGATTTCCTGATACACCTTCCACTTGCCATCTTCGAGATGGACGTGGGTGTACAGATCAACGTCTTTCTTACCGGAGATCTTCTTCTCTTGGCCGTCAGGTCCTTGGAGCATCGCACGGATGTCCTTGGGCAAAGCGTCTTCAGCGATGCACTCTTTGACAAGCAGGTCCAGCACGTTGCCCATCGGGTCACGTCGAACAACATACTTCTCAAGGGGGAACACTCGCATACCGCCCTCGTCGGGGAGATACAGCAAGGCGTTACCACCAACCAAGAGATGCTTCATAGCTTCAAAGCCAGACACCCGGATTGCTCCAGATTCGATCTCAGACTGGACGGACCGTTCGATCTTGTTCAGGCCTTCCTCAACGTTGGCCCTCATGCCTTCCTGTTGGGTCATCTGCTCCAGAGTGAAGTCATCAATCTGGAGACGGAAGAACGGGGAGTTTGGAGGGAGAAGCGCGAGGAGCAGCTTTGAGGCCAGGTTGTTTACACCACGAGCACCAATACCCTGATAGGGAGTGTAATACTTGGTGCCGCTTGAATGGCCGCTAGGCGGAATAAGGGTTGGGATTGTATATTTGGAGCAGTCCCGAGCACGGTCCAAGAAGCTCTGACGGTCATCCGTCGAGAGTCTCTCGTATAGAGCCGCAGCTGTTACCTTCTGCTCATTTTCGTTCTTCTCGTCCATTGACTACCTTAAACGGGAATGTTCAGGCCGCTACCAGTAGAGCCTGTGTCAGTCATGGTGCGGTCAATACGGAGGGAACCACGGCCACGGTTTGCCGAGAGCGTACTGGCATCCTTACGGTTGCTGCCCTCAGCAGGGGCCACGCTGGTCAATGGAGCAGCAGGAGCGGCAGGCGCTGGGGCTGGAGGAGGGGGTGCGGATTTAGAAGAGCCGAAGAGGCACATAAGTCATTTCTCCAGAATGTTCTGGTTCTGTAAGTTGAAGTGGTGCCGAATTAGTCTTACGACCGAGACCTGCCCCGACTGGAACCTAATGGCATCCACAGGGTCCTGAAGATCTGGGGATCGATCAGGAAATCTCAATTCTAACACCTCAAGTAATTCTTTAGAGATCTTTGGGAACTTTAAGTTATCCATAGTCTTCCAATTGGGCAACCATTAGATGCCAATTTTGTCAAAGGCTTTGACCCACATGGCACAAATACCGGATCTGACGATGTCATCCACGGTAAATTCGATGTGGTCTACGGGCATCTTCTGCTTTTGAATCATGTCGATGATGGTCTTCAGGCCAGAGGTTGACCGAAGGTCTGACTGCTTGATGTCTCCATTAAGGAGTACTTTCGACTCATCACCAATCCGGGTGAGGAACATCTTCATCTCTGCTGGAGATGTGTTCTGTGCCTCGTCCAAGATCACGAATGCATTGTTGAAAGTTCGGCCACGCATCACCTCGAAGGGGACGATGTCGATCTGTTTCTTCTGCATTGCGATATTGAAGGCACCCTCCCCCAGACAGGCGTGAAGCACATCTGTGAACGGAATAACCCACGGGGCCATCTTCTCTTCCATGGTGCCTGGGAAGAAACCCAGAGACCGACCAGAGGCCACGTTAGGACGGGTCAGGATGATCTTGTCGATCTTCCCTTGGGCAAACAGGGTGGCGGCATAGGTAGACGCAATGAAGGTCTTGCCTGTCCCTGCTGGACCCGTCACGATGACTTGGTCAGAAGTTTTGAGGGCCTTGATGTAGGCGGCTTGGTTTTCGTTCTTCGGGAGGAGGACGATCTGACGACCCTCCCCCTCCTTAGCACGGTACTTCGATGTGCGTTTAGTTGCCATTAGCGGATGGGACATGCCCCAGTTGAACAATCTTCACCTTGGATCTCGTCAAAGCTGTTAGCCCGGTCAATCTCCAGAGGAGCAATACGAGAAGCGTATTCATCAAACACTTCCTTGGTCACCACCTCTTGGGGGAGGTAACGATAACCTAAATCTGCAGCCGTCTTTGTGGGATCGGCACGGAACAGGAAGCTCACGCCCACATACACGTTCCAGTTGTCCATCAGCCAATCAATGATGGCCGGGACCTCATCGACCGAGTAGGAGATGGTCGCTGAGACGTTCTGCTGGCACCAGGATTCCATGAGCATCTTGTAGCGATCGAGCTGGCCAATGGCCGACTCAAGGTTCACCTCAAGGGTATGCTCACGACCGTTGATCTCCTTCTGGAACTTGTCGAAGGGTACGTCATCCCAGCTCACCGGGAAGGTGATCAGGACAGACTCAGAGTCAGTCGGGTTGTCAAACACACGGTAGCCTGCAGCACGGCACAGGGGGACCAGAGGGTCGTACTTCGAGAAGTTCACGTTGTTGAACACGTACTTGCCTAGGGGTTTGTGGACCCCCTCAGTAGTATCCATGATCTTAGACAGCGTCCCGGAAGGTTTGATGGTGGTAATGTTCTTAGGTCGTGGAGTCCCAAGCTGATCAGCCATCGAATAAGCCCCGGCAGTAGCTGTTCGCTGCAGTTCTTCGTAGTCGTATGATCCCAAGTCAGGCCGTCGAACGATACCTGTAAGGCCCACTCCACAGAGCCGCAGGAAGTCATTGTTAAGGTGCCAGGCTTCTTGGAGAATTCCGTCATGAAGATCCACACAGGTCTGTCGGTAGTTTGCACGTGAGGCAATATGGACTGCTCGACGAAGTCCCGAAGAGTCACCCTTGAATTTTCCAACATCAACCTCCGTCAGGTTACAGAAAGACTTGTTACCCAGCAGGATCTCTGCACAGGGGTTGCAGCCTTTGAACCACGGGGCACGTTTGGTTGCGGTCTGGCCGTTGATGAAGCCTGGCTCAGAGCCACCCGCTTCCACCATCATATCGAAGATGTGCTCCAGCTCAGTCCGAAGGGGCTTGGTCTTGAACAACAGGGAGTTGTTCGACTGGGCACGTTGGATGTTATTGACCCACCAGTCCTTCTTGGCTACAGCGAACTCTTGCCACTCGTCTTCACCATAGGCGAACAGAGCAATTTCCGCAGAGCGTCGAGAGCTGAGTACAGTGCCAAGCCAATTGACAATATCAAGGATATCAATCCGAGTAAGCAAACTGCCAGCACGGCGGTTAAGAATGTGAAAAATTGATTCATATGCTTTGGCGATGGCAGCATCACCAGAAGAGATCCAGCCGTAACCCTTCAGACGTTCACCTGCAGGACGAATCTGCGAGAAATCGAGTACAAGTTTACGGGCGGGATATGGATGTGCGGCCAGCTTACCAATGGACTTGGCCCAGGCTTCTGCGGAGTCTCCGACAGTGATGGTCCATGTTCCGGTTGCTGGGTCATAGGTTTCGGAGTTTCCTTGCTGTCCACCTTTGTCAGTCCGGGTAGATTTGATTACCTGGAATTCCGAAATTGGCTTAGGAAATCCTGTAAGCTGCCCAACAATAGGAGAGAAGCCAACGCCACAACCCTGCAGTAATAGCCACAGGATGTCCACAAGATCTTGAACGGTTTCAGCATTTGTAAAGCTACAGTTAAATTGAGAGGCCTCACGCTTCTTGGCAACGTCAGTGCCGCCAAGCCAGAGGGATCTACCAGACATGAGAACTTTGCGCTCCATCATGAGGGTGCGGAGTTCTTCCAGTTCACTGTTGTCCACAGTGCTGGCACCTGCACGATCCCAGAGCCAACGCTGGTGATCGATCACTCGATCTACAGTCTGACCCCAGGTCTCAAAGTTCTTACCAGTGTCGTCGGTAGGGCGGTTGTATGTGCGGCGAGTAATTAGCTGAGCACGGAGGGATGGATTAACGGTCGTCACCTGAGCCTTTTATTGTATTGTTTGCCTTGCGGCGGGTTAGTTTGTCGATGTTACCTTGGGCCACCTCATCGAGGTCGAAGCCATTGTCTCGTGCAATTGCAGAGACGCACCACAGGATGTCACCAAGTTCCTTCTTGATGTTCTCTAGGTGCATACCAATGTTCCCACCATCTCGGATCATCTTGGCTTCGTGGGACATAAGCTCACCGACCTCGCCTGCCAGGTTCAGCATGGCGTACTGCTCATCGGCAGTCTTGAGGCGGAATGAAAGAGCGATGTCCTGATACTCGTTGAATTTCATAGGTTCTCTAGTTGAATCAGTAGGTCAATGTAGTGCTTGGCCTTCTCAAGATCCTTCTTGCCGCCCTTATCACGCCAGCGGGAGATGTACTTCACCACGTTGGCCTCGCAGTAGCCAAGGTTGTTCTTGGTGATGTACTCGATAGGCTGGATGGCCAGCATCTTGTAGTGGTTACCACCAACCTGTTCTGACAAAGGGTCGGTACCAATGGCCTTGATGTATTCCTTCTGAGCCTTTGACAGCTCGTTGAAGGCTTCATCTTCCTGAGGGGTAACCGGAGGTTCGATCTCAGGGAACAGTGGCATCTGGCCACCAAAGAAGGCACGGGTCATGGGGTCCATAAAATTACTTTCTTTAGAACGTCATCGTAGTCCTCAGCACGGAGGATACGGGCAACACGGGCTTGGACCAGAGCTTCCTCTTCACCAAACCCAGCCTTGGAATAGGCAGCAACAACGTGCTTCCAGTAGATCTCTCGGAGCTGCTGAGGGTTAGCCCATGGGGTGCCCTCCTCCAGTGCCTTAGCGAGGATCTTCTCGGCACCCACAGGGCCAACTCCAGGACAGCCTGCATAGCCATCCGTGGTGTCCCCTGTGAGGGTCTGGACCATGTGCCACTTGTCAGCCTGGTGCTCGGTGATCTCAAAGAACTCATCGCGTCCAAAGTTGTAGTGCTTGCCGGGGATCGTCTTCAGATCCTTGTCGGTTGTGCAAATGATGAACTCACGGACAGGGTCGAGCTTGCTCTTGGTGGTCGCCCAGATACCCAACACATCATCACCTTCAAGGGTGGGGATGGTGATGCAGTTGTACTTCTGTGCGTACTGCCTGATCCACTTGAGGAGCATGGGCTTACGGGTCTCTGCACGGTTACCCTTGTAGGTCGGCAGGACATCCTTACGCCAGTTCTGGGAGTCCGAGAAGGCCAGGAAGAAGTTGGTCGCCTCGACCTTCTCAAGGACCCTGTTCAGGGATGTCTCGAAGGCCAGTGCAGCCTCTTCCTCGAAGGCATGGAGGGTCCACAGCCCATCACCCCAGTCAGTTGCCTTCTCGCTTACTGCAGCGGCTTGGTAGGCGAGGATGTCGGCATCGATGAGAGCAACACGCATGGCTTTTCTTTCTGTTCAATGTTCATTAAAAATTCCCACGAGGTCGGAAATACTTCAGCCATGGTGGAGGATACCAATTGGGCAACCTCACGGGTTTCCTTCTGGGTATGGGAGTCCAGTCGCAAGGTACACATACGGGACCAAGCGTAGAGGGTTCCGCTCCAGATCCACTCGGTCATGGTGTTCTGGGGGAGGACCATACGGGCCTGCTCAGCACAGACACCCAGCTTCAGCATGTACTTGTAGGTCTCGAAACATGCGGCGGTAGAGGCTCGTGCGGGGTCACTGCTGAACAGCACAGGCTCATCGGAGCTGCCCTGCTTCACGTTCTCTGCTGCCTTGCGCCACACGTCAGGAATGAAGAACTCAGGGTCGTCATTCACATACCTACGGCTTACCTCATTCCAACTAAAGCCCACGGTGTGCTTCACCAACTGACGGGCCACGAAGATCGGAGCCTTGACACGGAAGGATGCTGAGCAATGAGCGAAGGGAGACCAGTGGTTATGCTTGGCCAGGTACTTGATCAGTCCCCGGTCAGTCGTGTGGTCAAACTCTTCGTGCTCTTTGGCAAAGCTAACCCGAGCTGCGTTCACAACGGTCAGGTCTGAACCCATGTGGTCCAGATATTCAACACTCATGTCAGCAATCTTCATGTTATTCCTTGGTCAAATCAGTTGTACTGGTGGTGGTGATAGCAGCAATGTAGTCTGCAACGTGTGGGTTCTCCACGAGAACTGAGGACAGTCCTGTGGCCAATCGGTGGGTAATCATCTCCTCGTCCACTTGGCCCATCATGATACGCATGTAATACATGATCATGTGGATGACCTCGTGCAGGAAGGTGTCCATCTCTTCGATGGGTGTCAGGCCTTCCAAGATTCGGATGCGTTGTTCCTTGGCATAGAAATCACCAAAGGCATCAGAACCCCATGGACCTTCTTCAAGAAACTGTACAGAGATATTCCGACCCATGAACACAAGGCTCTCTGGTCGATACACTCGGTAGTCTAACAGCTCTACAGCCTCGTCCTGCTGTTCAATCTCTTCACTCATAGATATCCTTCTTCACGGAGAAGTCCCAGACCCTCCTCCGTTATTCGCCATATACGCCCGTACTGGTGTGGGGCTACTTTCGTTGTGATCAATCCGAGAGATGCCAGAGCGGCGATCTCTTGGTCGAACTGTCGGGCCATCTCTGACTGGAGAGATAGGCCACTGCGGTAAACCCTGTGAAGGATCTCGTTGGATGTCTTGCGGTTCATATCAATGGGTGTCAGCCCAGGTCTTGCCGACCTTGGACTCACCTGCAGTTGGGCAGCGGAAAGCGAAGTACTCGCCAGCTTTCAACACACAGTCCTCAGCTATCTTGCGGACAGCCTCAGCGATCTCTGGTGTTCTGCAGGCAATCTGCACTTCATCGTGGGACCATGCACAGTTGGCATAGTCACCATCCCAGCCGTGCTTGTAGCCTGCAGCCTGTAGGTGTTCCTCTAGGAGGACCAACCACTTCTTGCAGATCAATGCCCCGGCACCCTGCAGGAGGGTGTTCAGTGCAGCGTGTGAACTTCTAACGTGAATATGCCGCCCGTCCAGCCCGACGAGGTAGCCTCGCTTAGCAGCCGATTGGACAGCTTCAACCAGTCGTCCAAGGGCTGGCAACGAGCGTAGAAACTTCTGTTTGAGTTTCCTTCCCTCACTTGCAGCTCCACCAGTAATGGAGCCGATCTTTGCGTCTCCGGCTCCGTAGAGGAATGCATAGATAAATGTCTTTGCTTGGTTACGAGTTGATAGGCCAGCGGCTTTCTGGTTCTCCGTGTGGATGTCACCGCCCAACAGGATCTCTGCATACTTGCCACCGTCCCACTTGGCCATGAAGTGGGCCAGGCATCTCAGCTCTAGGCCAGAAGCATCTGCCCCCACCAAGACCCAATCATCAGGCACAGTAAAAAGAGCACGGCACTCAGGCCCATAAGGAGAGCCAGAAGAAGGCACTTGAGAAATATTCGGGTAACTGTGAGTAGCACGTCCAGTGACTGCTCCGTTCGGATTAATAGATCCATGGATCTTCCCTTTCTTTTCGCACTTCATCCAGGCTTGGCCACCCTCATTGAGCTGAGAGATTCGCTTCTGGACGAGAAGGTACTCGGTGAGTTGTTTGCAAGGTGGGTAGGTCAGCTTGCCTAGCACCACTTCATCCACCATGGGCTTGCCACCCTCAGTGAAATCCACAGGCTTCCACCCGTAGAGGGTGATCAAGCGATCTGCGATGTGGTCACGAGATGAGGGGTTGAACTCCACCATCTTGACCTTGGCTACAGGGACACCCTTCACATAACCACGGGTCTTGTTGTTGACCTTGGGTATGAAGTCAGGCATCTGGACTTCCCAAGAGCCGAAGTACTCCTTCAGCTCTCTCTCCAGCTCACCCCGGCGTTGTACCAGAGTGGCCAGAAGTTCAGCGGCTTTCTTCATATCGAAGTGGAAACCGTTGCGCTCCTGCTTGGCCATGAGCCATGCCACCTCGTGCTCCAGCTTCAGGGCTTCCTGTGCATAGTCCTTGTCGATGATCTTCTGGTACAGGGCTGCAGTGACCTCTACGTCCTGGACGCAGTAGTCGAGCATCTCCTGAGAGAAGGTCTCCCAGCCACCCGAGTAGTCACCCTTGTAGTTGCCAAGGCGATAGCCCCAAGCAGCCAGTGAGTGAGACCCGAAGAGTTTGCCGGGGAGTTTCTCCTGCTTGAGGAGGATGTTGTCAGTGTCCTTGACGTTCGCCCAGATCAGTCGCGTGGCAACTAGGGTATCGAAGACCTTGGAGGGGTCTACCTTGAACCAAGGGTACAGTTTCTGGATTACAGGAAGGTCATACTTGATGACGTTGTGACCAGCAATGATGTCACCCTTGGTCAGCAGCTTGAGGCCAGGCTCAATGTTGTTGTGCTCACTGTCACACTGGATAACCTCACCAGTCTCTGTGTCCTTGATAACCAAACAATGTATCTTGCTTACTTCATCCAGCAATCCATCTGTTTCTAAATCGAATATAAGTGCCACGCTGTCCCTTTCGACGTGCGTTAATGTATGGTCGGAACGGTGGGAGTCGAACCCACTAGACCCCTAACAAGACTGCTGTGTAGCCATGGGATATCTCCCGGCAGTATCAAGCAATCGAGCCACTTGAGGGGCGATGCACTCCAACGTGCAACCGTGCCACCGCATCACGCTTCGTTCCGTAATCTTTACTTCTTCAGGACATACCGAGCGTAACGCTGGCCAGTCACTGGGTGGTTCTTGTGCTGGGTCTGGATCTCATAACCCTCGTCACGCAACTCGCTGATACGTTTTGTCAGGGACTGGATCGAGTAGTCGATCAGTGCCTCACGCTGCGAAATGCTGCCTGAGCGCATAAGGTGATGAATGATGATGTCGTTCTGTGTCATTTAGAATTCCGATTGAGTTTCGTCTTTGAAATCACCAGTAGTCTCCGAGAGACGACCAGTGTCACGATCATACAGTAAGTACCCCGCCTCCCCTGTCTCACCACTAAAGCGGTTCTTCAGGATACGCAGAGTTGTTACGTTGGGATTGTCGCTTTGCTGGTTCCGCTCCAGACCAATGACCATGTCACTGAGCTGGCCGATAGCTGCTGAACCACGGAGCTGAGACAGGGAAGTCTTGGCCCCCTCCTCATGCCCCTTGCCATCCGAGGGACGCTTCAGGTGTGACACGAGGAACAGTCCAACCCCGGTCTCTTCAACCAGGGTACGCAGGGAGGTCATCGCGTTGTCGATAAGGCGGCGTTCGTCTCCGTCACCAAGACCGCTGACAACGATAGAGAGATGATCCAGAACAATCCAATTGCAACCACAGCCTTTAGCGAGGAACCGAACTCGTGATACAAGGTTATCGATGTCGCTAGAACCAAAGTGATTGTAAAGATACACACGACCAGAACCAACAGTCTTATCGAAAGACGCTTTAATATCTGCTTCACTTACACCCTCTCTGCTCAGATGGAGCGGTTTGTTTAGCTCGATGCCCATGAGGCCCAGAGCAGTACGTTTTGGGTTCTCTTCCAGCATGATCATGCCCACGGTCTCACCTGACTTGATGAGGTGGTGGGCGATCTCTCGGACGATGGCCGACTTGCCCACGCCTGAGCCTGCAGTCATGGTCACCAGCTCACCCTTACGGGCACCGTGAGTGATGCTGTTCAGCTTCTCCCATGGGTATGGGATGGAGGGGATGACCTCGTTGGAGGACACCTCAGCCCAGAGATCCTCACCTGCCAGGATACCGTCAGGGCGATAGGCCTTGGCATTCCACATTGCGGAAACGATAGCCTCAGGCTGACCCTTCTGGAGGCACTCATTGGCATCCTTGAAGGGGAGCGTGGCGATCTTGGCCTTGCCTGGTTCGAAGAGCTGCACACACTCGGCGGCAGCTTCCTTTCCGGGTTCATCCATGTCGAACATGAAGATGACTTCTTCGAACTTGTTGAGGTACTCCAAATTTTTGGCAATGGATTTTTTTGCACCACTGGCACCGTTAGGTACAGAGACCACGGGCCACTTGTTCCCTTGGACCTGACTGACTGTCATGCAGTCGATCTCACCTTCGGTGACAATGATCTTCTTGCCTGAGTTCCAGAGCTGAGAGCCAAAGAGGCAGGAGGACTGACCCTTGGTATCCCCTAGGACCGGGAAGTCTTTACTCGGGGTACGGATCTTTTGGGCAATAAGGGTTCCACTCGCATCGTAGTACGGGGCAATCTGGGCAGTGCGACCCTGGTACTCTCCAACCTGGTAGCCAAACTTCCTGCAGGTGTCCTCTCGGATACCTCTCTTGATCAGGTCCTGGTATGATCCAGAGATCAATCCTCGTTCCTTCTTTTCGGTCTGAACTGGTGCGTCCGTGCATGTACCGTCACCCTTGACGTGTGTGTTGCAGGCAAAGCAGAACTGGTGGTTGTCCGAGTACAAAGAATTGGCATCGGACGAGCCGCAGTTCTCACAGGGGATGTGTCTCAGAAATGTACTTTCGTCCTTATCCATATATCTTTCGGTTAGTTATCCAATTGTGCAACCTTCAGCCACTCAGCCACATCAAACGATGGGCAGGCCTTAGCTACTTTCGGGAAATCTCGGTGACCCTGGATCTTGGCCTTGGGGTATCTCACCTTGAGATCCACCAAGAGCTTCTTCAGGGACTCGAACTGTGCCTTGGTGAAGTTGTTCTCAGCCTTGGTGTGATCGTCAGCACTCACGCCACCGACCATGCAGATACCCAGGGACACTGAGTTCCAGTCGGCCACATGGGCACCAATCACGCTCTCTTCACGGCCCTCTTCCACGGTACCGTCACGCTTGATGACGTAGTGGTATCCGATGCAGGCCCAGCCATTCTTGCGGTGCCACTTGTCGATGTCCGAGGCACCAAAGTTCTGGTTGCCTGTAGCACTGCAATGGATGGCGATGAAGTCTGTCTTCTCTCGCTTCTTTGTATTAGCTTTGTATGCCATTGTCGTAATGGGTAATTCTATGGCAGTTTGCACAAAGCATAACGCACTTACCCATCTCCTTATTTATTTTTTCCATAGTGTTTCCGGCAAAATGCTTGACGGAAAGTCCAAACAGTTTTTCTGACGGATCAGTGTGGTGGAAATCAAAGACATAGTAGGGAAACTTCGTTTGGCACATTTCACAAATGCCGCCCCTACTAGCAACAGCTTCTTGTCGCCTCTGCTTGCCTCTTTCGACTACACGCTGGGATGCTCGTTTATCCATTCTGCTGGAATTGATTTGTCCGAGAACAGGAAGCCGTTCTTTATAGCCCAGTCTGCGTATGTCGTTGCGCTGCGCTTAGAAATTTTAGTTCTCGAATTACTGAAAACAAAACGTATGTCGAGTTCTGGATGTTGTTTCTTTACAAGCAAATGTTTCTGACGGTCTTCAGTCAGAAATCTTCCTTTGCTCTCGATGATGATGCCATTCGGAAGCACAAAGTCTGGAGTATATTTTGCAGGCTTTTCAGGCTTGACATACGGGATTACAAGTTCCTCGTATGAAAAACTCACCCCTTTCGAGGTGAGGTCTTCTGCAATAGATTCTTCCAGACCAGATCGGAACCCATACTTGAGTCCGACCTGAGCTGTGCTCAGAGGCTTTTTAGAAGTCCGTGTCGGACGTTTCTTCAGCAAAGCCATTCTGTGCAGCGGGGGTATCTTCCGCTTCGTAACCCTCTTCTTCACCGAAGCCATAAGCCTCGGAACTTGCGCCACCTGAGAACTCGACCAGATCGATGACCTGGACAGCCTTCAGTCGCAGCGAGATGCCTGCACCAGCAATGGCGGTGTAGTAGGGCACCAGCTCGTAGGCCACCTTGACCTTGGAGCCGCCACCAATCTTGGCATCGGCACCAATGGGCTTGCCCTTGGCATCGAAGAGAGCTGGGCGCTGCTCGAAGGGGTCGCCCTGCTTGGGGGTGACCTTGGCCTTCAGCTTGAAGCGGACGGTGACCTTGCCTGTATCGTCGTTGACGGAGTACGGGACATCGCCTTCCTTGATCTTCTTGCCTGGGTTGTCCTTCTTGGCCTTGGCCACAGAGGCTTCGAACTGCTCATCCAAAAAGGTGACGATGTCCTGAGCTGCTGCTCCAGGGATCTCTACAGAGATCTTGTACTCGCCATCAGGATTGAACTTGGTGTCCGGCTTGGTCAAATAGGGATACTGTGCAATGCCTGCAGGCGTTGTGTATCGGGGGTTCTTAACTTTACTCATAAAGTCCTTAGTTGTTGTAATGGCCTGCGTAGGCCTCTTTCATTTCACGAATGATCTGGTTGCGCTCTGCTACAGAGTTGGCAATGCGGAAGGTGCCATCAGGCATGATGATCTGAAACATGGAGGTTCCTTTTCAAAGTTTGGGTATTCCAATTGTGCAACCATTGCCAACTGGTAAACGATCAGGCAAAGCAGTAGCGACTGTTCACCACCTCAGAGAGATCCAAGTTGCCACGCTGAGGCAGGGCTTCCAGTTTCTCCCGGTTCTTCTCGGAGAGCTGCTGGAGAATCTCATCCCGGAAGGACTCGATCACATCCACGTCTCCGTACATCTCCACAAAGCCCTCTCGGACGGTGTGGTAGAGCTGCTCGACATCCCCTGCTGTGGTCCCGAACGAGTCGTGGATCATGGCGAAGTTGTCGATGCCTGCCTGCTTGGC